GCAACTAAACTGTATATTTGTGGCATTGATATTAAAGACTTGCCTGCTATGCCACCTAAAAATTATGCCACTACAGATAGGTCTATATGTGGAAATGTTAAAGGCACTAAACGCTGCACTCAATACCAACGAGAATACACCCCCCCCCCAATTGATTGCTTGGCTTAAAGAATTATGCTTAAGGATAAACAATGAGTAAAATCACACAATCAGCTAAAGGCGAGAACTGCACAGTCAGAATTATTGGCTACTGCAATGGCAATCCAGAAACAACCGTTTTGGCGCATTTAAATGGCATAAGGTATGGTCATGGTACTGGACAGAAAGTAAACGACTTGCATGGTGCTTATTGTTGCTCTGGATGCCACGATGCAATAGATGGCAGAGTAAGAACTAACTACACTCGTGACGAATTAAAGTTATCGCACCTAGAAGGTGTTATTGAAACGCAGTTAAGATTAATTGAGAAAGGTTTATTATGATTGTCTTTCGTAAAAAAGTGAACGCATGGGTAGTAGAAGCTAGGGACTCAGAACGTCAAATTATTAACATTGGTCATTACAAAACAGAAGAAGAAGCTAAGGTAGCAGAAAAAGCATTTAAAGAAAAAAGATTAGCAGAAGCATACGCACAACAACAAGCTAGATTAGAACAACAAGCAAAATTTATGTTTGAAAGATACAATCGCTACTTAGAGTTTTGCGTATTGCCTAAAAATCTTACACAGATGCGTGAACACTTAGATGGCGATAAAAATACAGCAGCCAATACAATAAGAAGTTTAATGGCAAGAGGGTTTTTGAAAAGTATTGTGCTTGATGATAAGGGTAAACACAAGAAATATAATTTTGTTACTATTAAATTAATGAGTTATGAAGAAGCATTAAGATTTGCATCGCCTAAAAAGTTTAAAATTGCACAAGAAGATGAACCTACAATACCAGGTGCTAGAAGAATTACTTTTGATGAAGGCAAGCTACGTCAAATGTATAACGCACAACGCAAAATAGATAGAATTAATATGAAGTCACCTAAGAACTACACAAGCGGTGCTACTATGTCAGGAGTGGATTGGTAATGAGCGTACTAAACATACAATACGGTGGCAATCACTACAAGAGCTTTGCAATACAGCCAGCAGAGTTTTGCTATAAGAATAACATTCCTTACCTAGAGGCTACTGCTATCAAGTATTTATGCCGACACAGGAATAAGAACGGTCTTGAGGATTTAAATAAAGCAATACATTTTATTGAAATGTTGATTGAGTTTGAGTATTCTAAGCAAGCTGAAGACACATTGACAAAAATTGATAATTCTGATATAGTTACATAAAGATTTATAGTAGTGCAATTTTGCATTACTTTTTTATTCCAGCGACAGTACATCGCTAGAAAGCAATCATTGCCCCCCTGACGAGGTTGGGTGGACTCCGAGGCAGTCTAATTGCGAGAGCCTCCTATTTTTAAGGATAGTTATGGGCTTATTAGACGTTAAAACTGGTATTGTTTCTGAGAAAGAGAACAACGCCAATACTGATAATGCAATAAATAACTATTCTCTAGGGCCAATCAATCCTAGTTCACCAAGCAAAGACTATTGGTCAAAGATGGCCAAGATGTTTAATGTATCTACAGACGAAGTAAAACGCCAACGCTGCGGTAATTGTGAGTATTACGAGAACACTCCAGAAAAGTTTGAGCAGATGGAAGCTATCCCATTAAACAAGTATGACCTATACGATGGTCAAGCCCAAAGAGGTTACTGCCATAAGTTAGATTTTATTTGCCATAACTCCCGTTTATGTTCCGTATGGGAAGCTAAAGAATTTGAGATGGAGGATTAATCATGCGTAACATGGATAAGATAGCTGAAAAGATTGGCAAAGTAATGGGCGAGTATAAAGACAAAGAGCTACATTCAGGCAAAGGTGGCAAGATAGTTAAGTCACGTAAGCAAGCTATTGCAATTGCTCTTAGCGAAGGTAATAAAGTCAAAAATAAATGAACGACCATTGGGCAATAATACTATTAGCTGTAATAGCTAACATCACGCTTATCATAGGGGCTATACACCATTGGTAAGATAACTTTAAAGATAATAAATAACTACTGGTAAACTTATGGCATGGAGTGACTATCTTAATCTTGTTATGGACTCTGCCAAGAAGCAGTATGCTAAAGGCCAGCCATACCGTGCTGCTGTAGGCGGATTGCTTTCAGGTGATACGTCTGCGCTACAAGAATTAAACAAACCATCTCCAGTTATGCCTAATGAAGCATTAGATGTAGCTATGACATTTGCGCCAATGGGAATTACTGCTTATCATGGTAGTCCATACAGATTTGATAAGTTTGACCCTGCAAAAATTGGTAGTGGTGAAGGCGCACAAGCATACGGCCATGGGTTATATTTTGCAGATAATCCTAAAGTTGCAAAAAGTTATCAAGATACTCTTGGTATTCAAAAAACAAGCATGAGTCAAATGGCAAACGATAATTTGTCAAACTATCAAATCACTCCAAGTAATATAAAACATTTGCACCAGGTTGCAGTAGATAAAACTATTCCAATAGAAAAAACTGCAAAAGTTATTAAGAATGCCAACATTGCATTAAGAGATGTTCCAGATGACACTTTAAAAAACATTATATCTGAATTTAGAGAACAATCAAAAGGCTCATTATATAAAGTTGATATTGCTGATGAAGCTATACCTAAAATGCTAGACTTTGCAAAACCATTATATAAACAATCTCAAGCTGTAAAAGAAATAGCTTTAGAATATATGCCAGCATTACAAGAAAGATTAAAATTTACTGGCGGTGATGGAGTATTTGGTTTAACTGGTTCTGATTTATTTGGAGTCATGCAAAGATATAAACCTGGTGGCAAAAAACCAATTAAAGGCATTACTGGTCAAGATGTTACAAATAAGCTAATGTCTAAAGGAATACCAGGGTCAAAGTATTTAGACCAAAGTTCACGGTTTGAAGGTAGTGGTACTAGCAATTACGTAGTATTTGACCCAGAAAAAATTAAGATACTTGAACGTAACGGATTGCTAACTAATTAACAACAACAGGGTGACCACCCATTATGGAGTCACAAAAACATGGCAGAAATAACAGAAACAAACCCAAGAGGTGCAGGTGCGCCATTAGGCAACCAAAACTCTAGTAAAAACAATCGTTTATGGGCTGAAACAATTAAGCGAGTTGTAGTGCAAGGCGATGGCGAAACATTACGTAGAGTAGCAGAGGCATTAGTGTTAAAAGCACAAGAGGGTGACATAGCTGCTATAAAAGAATTAGGCGATAGACTTGATGGCAAGTCAGTAGCAACAACAGAGTTAAGCGGTTCTGAAGGTAAAGATTTAGTCATTAATATAGTAACAGGTATCAATGACAACGATTAAACTTGCTTACGAACCACGTGACCCACAGAATCAGATACACAGGGCAATAAGAGATAATAGGTTTGTAGTATGCGTAGCACATCGTAGGATGGGCAAAACAGTAGCAGCTATCAACCAGCTCATACATAGTGCGTTAAAGAACACACAGGCTAATCCTCGTTATGCTTATATAGCACCGACATATAGCCAAGCCAAGCGAGTAGCATTTGATTACCTGGTGGAGTTTACAAGGCCATTGGGTGCGACAGTAAACATAGCTGAGTTGCGTGTAGACTTCATGGGAAGGCGCATTAGCTTATACGGTAGTGAGAATGGTGACAGCTTACGAGGCCAATACTTTGATGGCGTGGTACTAGACGAAATTGGTGACCAAAACCCAAAGATATGGAATGAGATTATCCGACCAGCGTTAGCAGACCGTAAAGGCTTCTGCTTATTTATAGGAACGCCAAAGGGTAACAATCATTTTAAAGACTTTAGAGATAGAGCTGAAACAGCAGAGGGTTGGAAGCTACTAGAGTTTAAGGCCAGCCAAACAGGTTTACTTGATGCACAAGAGTTAGCATCAGCCAAGAACGAGATGGGTCAAGACAAGTATGTGCAAGAGTTTGAGTGCAGCTTTGATTCACCGGTAGAAGGCAGTTACTACGGCAAGCTAATAAACGAGGCAGAAGAAGCTAATCGCATTGGCATAGTGCCTAGAGATGATTTAACCAAGACATTCACCGCATGGGACTTGGGTATGTCTGATAGCACATCTATATGGGTGGCTCAGATAGCAGGTAAAGAGGTGAGGCTGATTGATTACGTAGAGAACCACAGTCAATCGCTAGAGTGGTATGTAAACTGGCTACGTGATAATAGATGGGATAAAGCCACGCACATATTACCGCATGACGTAGAAGTAAGAGAGTTAGGAACAGGCAAGTCACGTAAAGAGATGTTGATGGAGTCAGGGTTAGAGATAATCATTGCGCCTAAACTATCTGTGGCAGATGGCATACAATCAGTTAGACGCTTGCTACCTAGATGCTGGTTCAATAAAGAAACAACGAAACAAGGCATAGATTGTCTAAGAAACTACAGACGAGTATATGACGAGAAACGTAACGTATTCTTTGATACACCGCTACATGACTTTGCTTCACATGGTTCTGATGCGTTTAGATATTTAGCTGTAGGATTAGATGAACCTGACTCCTCATGGAATCAGCCGCTTAATGTAAATACAAAATGGGTTGTTTAATATGGATGAATTAGAACTAAAGACGATTATCTCTACTGAAATAGATAACGCTATTGGTTATCTTGAAACGGAAACAGTAGAAGACCGTGCTACATCTATGAACTTTTACCTGCGTAATCCTTATGGAAACGAGGTAGAAGGCAAGTCCGCAATCGTTACTGGCGAGGTTGCTGAAGCAGTAGACGGTGCATTACCTCAACTCATTCGTGTTTTTACGTCTAGCGAAGATGCTGTGCGTTTTGAAGCTACTAAGGATGGTGGCGATGAGTTTGCTGACCAGGCTTCAGATGTGGCTAACTGGGTATTCTACAAACAGAACAATGGCTTCCTAGTATTACACAACTGGTTTAAAGACGCATTGATGCAAAAAGTAGGTGTAGTGAAAGCCTACTGGTCTGATGAGAAAGACATCACCAAAGAGAAATACATTGGCTTGACAGATGACGAACTCACCATGTTGATGATGAACGATGAGTTTGAAATCCTTGAGCAAGAAACCTTGACCGATATGCGTGAAGGTATGCCAATGGTAACAACTCACAACGTCAAGATTAAACGTACCAAAGACAAATCTAAAATTGTTGTTGAGAATGTACCACCTGAGGAATTCTTAATTGACAAGCGTGCTAGGACTATTGAGGATGCACAATTTGTAGCGCATCGTAAACGTATTGCTCGTGGTGAGTTGATAGCCATGGGTTACGATAAAGAAGTGGTTATGGGCATCCCAGTAGGTGACCGCTTAACATACAGTCCAGAGATATTGGCTCGTTACTCAGAAGGCGAGATACCACAAGACATCGTTGATGTTGATGCAGCAATGCAGGAGGTAGAAATCTTTGAGTGTTATATCAAAGTTGATATGAACAAGAGTGGTCTGCTTGAGTTACGCAGAGTTATGTATGCTAACAACACAATCCTAGATGACGAAGACTGTGATTACGTACCGTTCCATTCTGTATGCCCGTTCCCAATCCCACATAAATTCTATGGCCAATCATTAGCTGACCGCACAATGGACTTGCAACTAATCAAGTCTACTGTAATGCGTCAAATGTTGGATAATCTATACTTAACGAATAACTACCGTGTTGGTGCTGTAGAAGGCCAAGTAAACTTAGATGACTTACTAACATCTACTGCTGGTGGTGTTGTACGCATTAAGAATCCTAATGCTATCGTGCCTATGACGGTTCAGTCTACAGCTAACCAATCATTCCCAATGATGGAGTATTTGGATGGCGTACAGGCTAAACGCACAGGCGTATCAGATTTACAGCAAGGCTTAGACCCAAACATATTGCAGAATGTATCAGCTACAGCAGTAGCGGCCATGACACAGCAATCAACAGGCAAGCTAGAGTTAATAGCCCGTATCTTTGCTGAAACAGGCGTTAAATCATTATTTAAGGGTATCTTGCATTTGATGTGCAAATACCAGAATTCTGTGCAGACAGCACGTATTCACAATAGCTACGTACAGTTTGACCCACGTGAATGGGATACTGAGTATAACGTAACTATCAACGTAGGTTTGGGTAACGGTAATAGACAAGAACAAATAGCCATGCTTCAAATGATACTTGCCAAGCAAGAACAAATCATTCAGCAATATGGGCCAACAAATCCGCTTGTTTCCGTTACTCAATACCGCAAAACACTTGGTCGCATGATAGAGATGGCTGGCTTTAAAGACACGACATCGTTCTTGAACGAGGTTACACCGGAAGTAGAAGCTGGCATACAACAACAAGCAGCACAGGCAGCACAAGGTCAATCAGACCCAACCGCTATATTTGCTCAAGTAGAACAAATGAAAGCCCAATTGCAAGCTCAGACAGCGCAAGCTAAGATGCAAGCAGAACAAGCCAAACAGCAAGCACAAATACAATTAGCGTCAGAAAAGCTACAAAGTGACCGTGAACAAGCTATGGCTGACATTGCTATGAAACAAGCTGAATTAAGTATGCAAGAAGAAAAAGCAGCGTTAGAGATTGAGATACAACGTGTTAAGTTGATACAAGACGAAGCCATGGCTGACCGTAAACAATCATTAGAAGAACGCAAGCAAGTTGTAGCAGAATTAGAATTGGTAACTCAAAGCATGAACGACATGACAGACGTTGAGATGGCTAAAGCAGAGTTATCTAATTTACTAGCGCAGTTAAGGGGATAGCATGGCAGTTATAAATAACACAGCATCTATGGCCAGTATAGGTCAAAAAACTCCTGCTCAAATTGCTAAAGAAACTCAAACTAAGGCAGTTACAGATACAGTTAAGAAATTAGTTGCTGTTACAGTAGACCAAAAACCTGCTTCATTAGCAGTTGGCGAAGTAGTCAAAGTAACTAACGACAAAGGTAAGGTTGAGTATTATGTTGGTACGTATGATGGCAAAGTATCTAAACCATTAACGTCAGTATCTAAAGCTGTTGATAATGTAAATACGCAGATTAAAAAAGCTGAACAAGTACAGGCTACAGCATTACGCACATCACAAAACATTGAAATTGCTGAAACTAAACAAGCGTTAAAAGATGCTGGATTATCTACTAAAGAGATAAGCAACGTCATTAAGGCAGAAAGAACGGCTAACACAGCAGAACTTGCAGAATTTAAAGGTTTGCTTGCAGAACCTAACTTACAATACGGTACACGTGACCCAGTAACTAATGGGTTTGTTGCTAGTACAACGCCTACAGCTACACCTAAATCATTGCTAACATACAATGACCCAGTAATAGCACCAACTGTACAAGCTAACATTCAGCAAGCCAATGACGCTGTGGCTGAATTCCAGTTACTAAAAGGCATTACTCAACCATTCTTGTCTAGTGGCAATACAACATCTGGAGTCAATCCTTACGCAATCTATCAAGCACTAGATAATGGCTCTATCGTTGCTAATAAAGATGCTAATGGCAATACTACTGGCTACACATTCTCTCCTGAAGTTGCTGCTGCCAAAGGTGACCAAAGCGGATTGATGGATGCAACTGGCATGAGTAAAGCCAGCGCACGTGCATTAAATCAAGTAGTTGGCACAGGTACATTGCTTGGCGATACTGCCAATGTTACTAATAAAGATGGCAAATACTTTGTTAATGGAGCAGATGGACTTGACCGTTACGGAAACCAAAATGCTTTAGTAGACACAGGCACAACTGATGCACAAGGCAATAAGATATTTGCTGAAGTCGCTACAGATAACTCCAAGAAAAACAAAGTATCAGTAGTAAGTAACTACGTACAACAACCTGATGGCACATTCAAATACGGTGGTATTGATAGCACAGACTACACACACATTGAAGGCTTTGACCCAATTAAAACATTAGCCATTACAGGTCTGTCTGGTGGATTAGGCGCATTTGGTGCTGTTGCTTCAGGTTTAACAGGAGTGGCTGGCACTACATTAGGCGGAACAATCGCTGGTGCTACTGGTGCTGCATTATCAGGCAACAATATACTTAAAGGCGGTTTGTTGGGTGCATTGGGTGGTTTTACAGTTGGTGAATTAAAAGCTGCTGCTGATGCTGCCGGTGGATATGACAATCTACTAAACCAAATTGGTGGTGGTGACTTCTCATCATTTACTGGCACGGTTGGCGTTCAACCGCCAGTAGACTTAACTGCTACTGAAACTATTAGCGCACCTGTAACGGATACAACTGTAACATCTACACCTGTTGCACTAGCTACACCGGTGACTACTCCAACAACTGGATTAGGTGCTGATATGACTTACAATACAAGTGCTGCTGGCCCAGGCATTAACTTAGCATACGATGCTGCCGGTAACATAGTAGATGCTACAACTAAAATGCCATTTACTAGCTCAGGCATTAACTTAGGTTATGACGCTGCCGGCAAAATAATTGACATGGCTACTGGTTTACCATTCCAAGGTGAAGGCGTTAATTTAATTAACTTTGACACAGGCAATTACGTACAGCCATCAGCCAATACTGGCAGTCTATTAGACACAGTAAAAGACTTAGGCACTACTGCCGCAGACGCATTAGGCACAAAAGGTTTAATCACATTAGGTGCTGCTGGCATTGGTGCTATTGATAACTTACTAACACCAACACCTAAAGTACCTGTATATACATCACCTGACTTAAATCCAGCGATGCTAGGCACTTCAGGTGTTACGGATTGGACTCAATACTACAACAATCTATTTAAACGCCAAGGTGTAGGCGCAGGGCAATACTTAGGTTACGACATTATGAATAGACTTGGTGACATTCCACCAGAGTTAATGGGTTTGCTAGGCACATCAGCACAAGCTACTCCTACAACAACAACGGCATAATATGAACAGAACACAAGAAGCACAGTTATTGTTAGGCAACGAGTTTTTTAATACAGTATTTCAAGAGTTAGAGGATTTGCAGTTGTCACGTTTTGCAAACTCAAACGAAGAAGATATTAATGGTCGTGAGTTAGCGTATGTAAAGCTAGCCACATTGAAAGAGATTAAATCGCATATTGAATCAATCGCTGCATCAAGCGAAATTCGTAATAAGCGATGGAAGATTTGGTAACTTTTTACCAAACGCAGTCAGGGCGAATCTGAATATAGGAAGTAAACAATGGAAAATACCATGACCCCAACTACTGGGAATGGAACGGTGCAAGAAGCAGCAAGCCAATTTTTTGATATGATGGAAGCAGCCGAAAACCCAGAAGGGCAAAATGAAGCTGCCGAGGAAGATACCGAAATTGAGGAAGGCGAATCTGATGAGGAAGTATTAGAAGCCTCAGAGGAACTTGAAACTGATGACGATGATGAGGAACAGGAATCAGAACCTACTTACCGAATTAAGATGGCTGGTGAGGAACGTGAGATAACCCAACGTGAACTTATTAAGTTAGCACAACAAGGAGCAGACTACACCAAAAAATCTCAGCAAGTAAGTGAACAACGCAAAGCGTTAGAAGCTGAATCTGCAGCGATAAATGAGGCTAAACAGCTACGCAACGAATACGCACAGCGATTAGAAGCAATGCAGCAAATGCTACAGGCTCAACAACCGGAAGATGACTTAGATTACCTTCAGGAAAATGACCCGATTGGCTATGCTGTTAAAGTTGCAGACATGACTAGGCGTGAAAAGCAAATGCAAGCGATAAATTACGAACGTCACCGCATTGCCCAACAGCAACAAGCGGAAGCATCGGAACATCAACGTAGGCAACTTGCTGCGGAAGCAGAAAAAGTCACAGAGTTAATTCCTGATTACTCAGACCCGAAAAAAGGTGTTGCATTACGGAATGAGTTACGTAGTTATGCTAAAAGCATTGGCTACACAGACGAGGAAATTGGCGCAGTATATGATGCCCGTACTGTTAAGGCTCTATACGATGCAATGCAATACCAAAAGCTAGTTGAATCTAAACCTGAGATATCAAAGAAAGTGCAACAAGCACCTAAGATGATTAAACCAGGCAATTCACCTAGCAAAACAAGCACAACAGAAGCGCAGAAACGTCAATTCAACAAGTTGAAATCAACTGGGCGAGTTAAAGACGCTGCTGCATTATTTGAGAAATTTTTATAAGGAAGTAAAAAATGGCAACCTATCAAACCTATACCGCTATTGGTCAGCGTGAAGACCTAACTGATGTTATCTATAACATCTCTCCAACAGAAACACCTTTCATGTCATCTATTGGCAAAACATCTGCTACTGCTCGTTTACACGAATGGCAAACAGATAGCTTGGCTGCTGCAAGCACAAGCAATGCTGCGATTGAGGGCGCAACTGCTACTTCAGCAACATTAAGCCCATCTGTACGTTTGGGCAACCGTGCGCAAATTTCACAAAAAACCATCGCAATTTCTGGTACTTTGACAACTGTAGCCAAAGCTGGCCGTCGTTCAGAGAAAGCCTACCAATTAGCTAAAGCATCTAGCGAATTGAAACGTGACATGGAAGCCACATTGTTGTCAAACAACGTAGCTGCTGATGGTAACGGTTCATCTACTGCTCGTACATTGGGCGGTCTACAAGCATGGTTAAGCACTAACTACTCTGGTGGTACTTCTGGTACTGCTGGTTCTTTAGGTACTACTGCTCGTGTAACTGGTACTGACCGTGCATTTACAGCTACATTGCTAAACACAGTAATGCAATCTGCATATACTAACGGTGGTTCACCAACAATGTTGTTTGTAACTCCAGCACAAAAAGTTGTTGCATCAACATTTACTGGTGTTGCTACTCGCTACCGTGATGTTCCTGCTAATCAACAAGCACAAATCATCAATGCTGCTGATGTTTACGTGTCTGACTTTGGTATCATCCAAATCGTACCAGACCGTTTCATTCCAAATACAGACAACGATGACTGCGCTTTCTTGGTTGATACAGAGATGGCTTCAGTTGCTTACCTACGTCCATTCCAAACTAACGAATTGGCAAAAACAGGTGACGCTGAGACAACTCAATTGCTTGTAGAGTATACATTGCAAGTTAACAACGAAGCAGCTCATGGAATCATAGCCGATTTAAGTTAAGTATGACTTTAACCGTGTTACGGTAATGTAAAAATAAACTCCCTGTGTTAGCTCATGGGGAGTTTTATTGGAAAGATAAATGACTAACAAACTATACGAAAACGGTAAGACAACAGAATTTATTGACAACGGTGCAGATGTAGTTGTCAAGCAAACGCAAGACATTACTGGCATCATTGAGTTTAATAAGGCTCAGTATAACGAAACAGATGCTAGAGCAAGGTGGAGTGACGATGCAGTAGGTAACAAGGTTGCATCCATACCGCTAACAGTATTTCAAGACCTTGAGAAGAAAGGCATCACTCGTGGATTTACGATTATAGACCACAAGCGATTTAAAGAATTTTTAAATAATCCTGATAACCAAGTATTTAGAACCCGACCAGGAAGAATATAAATGGCATTTACAACATACGCACAGTTACAATCTACGATTGCAGACTATCTTGCTCGTAGCGACTTAACTAGCCAAATACAGGACTTTATTTCACTAGCTGAAACAAGGTTAAGCCGTGACTTGCGTATTCGTCAAATGCTGACATACACAACAATCACGATGACGGCTAACACAGCCAGCGTAACTATCCCGACTGACTTCTTGTCTATACGGGATATTCATATTGTTGGCTCACCAGTTTACGCTTTGAAATATGACTCACCATCTAACTTGTTTAGAAACACAGACTCATACGTCACAGCTCTACCTAAGTTCTATACGACAGTAGGCGCACAATTCTTATTCTCACCAATACCTGATTCAGCATACGTATTGCAAATACTTTACTATGCTAAACCACCAGTATTAAGCGATACAAATACATCTAACGTATGGCTAGCAAACTGTCCTGACGCATTGCTATACGCTGCATTAGCAGAGGCAGAACCATACTTAATGAACGATGCTCGTATTGCTACATGGGCTGCATTGTATGACAAGTCTATAACATCATTGACAGCAAGCGATGACAGCTCAGAAAACGCTGGCTCACCATTAGCAATCACAATAGCTGCGAGATAATATGCAAAGAATAAACTTAGGCGAATGGACACCAGACCAACCAGGTATCTCCGGTAGTCTTACAACAGCAACTAATGTAGTCCCACAACAAGTGGGTTATGGGCCATTCCCTGCGGCATCCGTTTACTCATCTGCTGCGTCAGAAACTTTGCATAGCTCTTTTGCTGGTGTTTACGGCAGTACGCTAGTATTATTTGCCGGTGGTGCTACTAAACTATTTAAGTTTAACGACTTAACCACAGCATTAGCAGACGTATCTAAATCAGGTGGCTATACAAGTAACACCGGATGGGAGTTTTGCCAGTTTGGTAACATCGTTATTGCAGCCAATGATGAAGATGTATTACAAGCATGGAACTTAACATCATCAACCGCATTTGCTGACTTATCTGCCAGCGCACCTGTAGCCAAGTTTGTTACGGTTGTTCGTGATTTTGTTGTTGCAGCTAATATAGGCTCTGGTACTAACCCAAGTAAAGTGCAATGGTCAGACTTAAACGATGAAACAGACTGGACCTCAGGCGCAACAAGCCAAGCAGATTACCAAGAGATGTCAGACGGTGGAAACGTTACTGGCTTAACTGGTGGTGAGTTTGGTTTAGTCTTGATGGAACGTGCTATTGCTCGCATGACTTACTCAGGCTCACCGTATTTCTTCCAATTTGACATTATTTCACGTGGATTAGGTTGTATTGAACCTGGCTCTGTAACGCAATACGGTCAAACTACATTCTTCCTATCTGATAACGGTTTTTATGCGTGTAATGGTCAGACATTAGAGCCAATCGGTGCTGAAAAAGTAGACCGATTCTTCTTAAATGACGCAGACCAAACGGCTTTGAGCCAAATGAGTGCGACTATTGACCCATTACGCAAATTAGTTATATGGGAGTACCGTGATAACAACCAAAATAGCTCATTATTGATATATAATTGGCAGGTAAAACGCTGGTCTTATGCAATTACAGACGCAGATTACTTATCCACAGCCACAACACCAGGTTTAACACTAGAAGCATTAGACGCTTTTGGTACTGTAGACAGCATTACTACATCATTTGACTCACGTGTGTGGGTTGGTGGTAAGGCTACATTGGCTGGTATTCGTGATAATGCAATTATTACCTTCTCAGGTACTAATACTGGCGCAGAAATTGCTACAGGTGACATAGAATTATCACAAAACTCAGTTGTTACCGTAATTAAGCCAATAGTAGACCAAGGTTCATGTGACGCACAGATAGCTTCACGCAGAGGTCTTAACGATGATGTTAATTATAGTGCTACTAGCGTACAAAATAGTGATGGTCGTTGTCCGGTGAGGTCAGCAGGTCGTTTTCATCGCATTAAACTGTTACCTACAGGCGATTGGACAGCAGCAGTTAGCATGGACATTGAAGCAGCTACACAGGGTGGTAGATAATGGTTCAATTTGTTACATTACCACAGCAAGGCGGTGACCAACGGCAAGTAGCTGAAGTGGTACGTGGCATAATGGATGGCAAGACCAATAACACAGGCACAATAGAATTAGCTACAGGTGGTGCATCTACTACTACCATCTACAACGAACGCATTGGTTATGATTCTGTCATATTGCTAGATGCAACATCGGCAGCATCATCAAGTTTTGCTCTACCTTATGGCGCATGGCAAGATAGCACAGACCAAACAGCAGCAAGCACTACTGCAGCTTATGCTGTGACGTTTAACACAGTAGATTATGAGAATGGCGTAACATTGGTTAGCGGTTCTCAATTAAGGGCAGATTATTCAGGCTTATACAATCTACAGTTTAGTTTTCAGTTTGCCAATATGGATAATGCTACGCAAGACGTAGATATATGGTTCAGAAAAAACGGTGTAGATATACCAAAATCCAATAGCGTGTTTGGTTTTGCACCTAGGAAAAACGCAACTGACCCATACCACGTTATTGCAGCCATGAATTTCTTTGTAGAGTTAGCTAAAAACGATTACGTGCAGATTATGTGGCACACAACAAACACATTGGTTACGATTGATGCTAAAGCAGCACAGACTAGCCCAACACGACCAACTACACCTAGCACAATAGCAACCATGCAATATGTATCAACCGATGGCTACACAAGCAACATCTTTACTGCTCCATACATAAGCTCACAAACTAGAGGTAGTGCAGTTATATCTCATCCAGCTAACTCAACTGCTGGACTAACTTATAAATACGTTATTGTTGGCTAAATGGACATTAAATACATACCGCCAAACGAACTAAGAGAATGGTGGGGATTTGCAAAAGAAGGCTTACAGGCTGTTTTAAATAAATCGCCTGAGGATTACATCCAAGAAGAAGTTTTCGTGGCTCTATGGCTTCAGAAATCAATGCTATGGGTGTTCCTAGATGGTGAAAAGCCAGCAGGTTTTACTGTATTAACACCAGAAGGCGATAATTTGTTTGTTTGGGCAGTATGGGGCAAAGAGCCGCAAAGTGCAGAAGTAGTAGCGGAGTGCTTTGAGATAATTAAAGGTATAGCCAAGCAGGGAAACGCAAAAAGTATTACGTTTGGTTCTCACCGTCTTGGATGGGATAAATTAGCAAGAAAATTAGGATTCACACCTAGACAATGGGAAATGAAATTAGAGGATTAAATTATGAGTTCAAAACCACAAAACGTCACACAAGTACAATCTATTGACCCAATGCTACAGCCTTATGTGAAGCAAGGTCTTGATGAGGCGGCTAGATTATACGGACAAACTCCAACGTATTTTCCTACGCAAACTTATGTTGGCGCATCTGAGCCTACGCAAGCTGCTTTATTGGCGTTAAAGAATCGTGCAACACAAGGCAATATACTTAATCCTGCCGCACAGCAACAACAACTAGGCACAATAGGTGGGCAATACCTAGCAGGTAATCCATTCTTTAGCGGGGCGTTTAAAGGTGCAACAGAACAAGCTACTAATGCTTATAATCAAGCAGTAAACCAAGCATTATCTAACGCATCACAAGCAGGTCGTTTAGGTTCTGGTGCAATGAATACAGCGTTGAGTGGAGCAGGTCAAACATTTGCTAACGCATTAACTAATACTGCCGGCAATTTAGCTTATCAAAACTACGCTACAGAACGTGGCATACAAAATTTAGCAGCACAAAATGCACCATCACTAGCGGCTACAGATTACGCAGACATAAATCAGTTAATGCAAGCAGGTCAAGGTTACGAAGGTTACTCACAATTAGCCTTGCAAGATGCAATCAATAGATTTAATGCAGAACAAAACGCACCGCAAAATGCTTTGGCTCAATACATGGGTTACGTTACTGGTGCGCCACAAGGTTCACAAACTACATCGCAAGTTTATAAAAATCCTGCTGCTAATCTTATCGGTGCTGCCGGTACGCTTGCTGGTCTTTTAGGGAGTTAAGTATGGCAATTTCAGATTTCTTTAGCGGTGGCAATACTCCTGATTACTTATCAGGCTTACTTGACGATGACCAACTACAAAAACTTAAAGCCAATGCACAGCGTAATGCTATGTTGCAGTTTGGCTTATCTGCATTAGCACAAGGTGGCTACTCACCAACTCCTGTAGGCATAGGCGAGATACTAGGTAAAGCTGGTATGGCTGGTATGAAAGGCTATCAGCAAGGCGTACAAACAGGGATAGAAAACATTGGCACTCGTGCTAAGTTAGAAGAATTACAGCGTGTTAAAAAACAAAAAGCATTAGAAGACGCATTTAGAAGTCGTATTGGTCAGCCTAATGCAACACGCAATATAGTGACGCAACCAACTGCACAAGTTCCTGTAGCACAAGGTACAACTGCACCAAACTTCCAAACTCAAATGCAACAACCTACAGTAACGCAAGAAAAATACTTTAGCCCAGATGTAATGATGCAAGAAGCATTATCATCAGGTGTATTGCCATTTGATAAGTATTTAGAATTGTCTGCAAAACAAAAAACAGAATCACCATTTGCTAAAATAGACCCATCTAAATTTACTACAGAATCTATAAACAAATTTAACATGACTGGCAATTATGGTGATTTAGTTGCTACTACAGAAGCACCATCAAT